TTTTTTTTGGGTGCCCGCCCACCCGGACCAGGTGGGCAGGCTATGCAGGCCGAAGCCATATCGGACGTTTCTACACGCCCTACTCAACAGGTACACCAGGGAGTTTACCCCCCCCCTAGCTTAAGTCAGTACCCTGCCTTGGGATGCTTGCATGCGAACAAGCCTAACCAGCTGACACTGGCAAAGAATAGATCTACATTTGTTTTACTCCCTTGGGAGGTTTTTGTAATGAATTCTACAAGTATCAACCCAATGCTAGCGTGCCCGTCGGCAATGTCCTGGGCTAGTCTACCAGTGTCCACTGGCCTCGGTGAGGGCCTCACGTAACCCCCCAACTAGCTTACTCCACGCCTCTAGACACATTCGCACCCGGCGGGGTGACGAGTCCCGGTTGAATGCCCGCGCCTGCGAATTCAATACTTTTATTGCCCACATTGTAGAATCGTCACTAGTGGAGGTGTTGAGGCAGCAAAGCCCTACTCTCCCACGGGAGAGCAGCACCGCCGCCCAATCCTCACACACTCAGATTCCACAACCAACCAAACCATTATTACACACATAGCAACCAATCCATATTATTAACCAACTTAATTAAGGCTACAACCATTCCGGCTGACCAATGATCAGAAACCCGGACGGAACGTCACGCCGCCCAGCGTGTAGAACGCATGATGGGCAAACGACGTGATCGTGGTTGCAGCATTAGTGTTAATAGTGACCAAGGTATAATTTGAAGTTGAGAGATCCGCCGCCGTGACATTAATCGTGACGACGTATGTCCAACCTGTACCACCTGAGGCAACAGAACCGTTGAAACCACTTACCACAGACTTCGCTGCCCCCGTATCAGCATAGTAGAAGCTGGGGGTAGCTAGCCCAGTTCCAGTGCACGCGAATGTAAATGCGTACTGGCCAGGACGAACCAACGCAAACTTACAAATCTTAGTGTCTGAAGAGGCTAGGTACACAACCGCCGGAGCTCCAGCAAGCTGTGCCGGGGTAGGCAACGTGGTACTGACGGGGATGACAGCCAGGCCTGAATCACCCGCGCTCGACACATTTGTGAGCTGGGTAGATGCCGACATGCTGCCAATATCCATGTTGGAATTGGATATGAAAGTGGTCTCAGTGAGTCCAAGCAGCCCCGATGAAATTGCTGGACGGAAAAATTCGACGTCGTACGACACCCACATCTCACCTAGAACCGTGCCAGAGGCGCAAGAGAGACCCTCAGTCGCGACTTGGAGCAACCCATGATCGTAAAACCGAGGATCATCAACCGCAGTAGCACCGCGCGCACTTGCGTCACGGACATAATACGGTTCCTCACGCGCCCCCATCGGCCCAGCGCACTCAATAGGGTGCATCAGGTGCAATGATGGCTTGCCAGAAACTGCGAACTCAGAATTCTCCATAGAAACCTTAGACGGCCACTGTTTATCATTAACATTATAATTCGTGGCAATTACGACCGAGCCCATGGAACCGGCCGCAGAGTAGTCGCTGAAGGTGTTTTTATAGACGACCACCATGCCATGAATCTTATATTGTGTGTAATTACGCGCTATGCTACCCAACCAGGGGAACAAATCCAAATTCCCAGGGTTGATAACATATGTTCGATTATTAAATGCGGTTGGCGTCGGTGGTGTGACCAAATTGCCGAAAAACTCACGGTGAGTGACACGCACCGAGTGTGCCGATGAATCGACAAACTTGGGTACGGCCTCACCCTGTACTGGCCCTCCTGTACGGGCGAGAGTGTTAGAGGTGACTTCATAATCACCACGACCAGTAATGGCAGAAAGGGCCATCCCCCCTAGGCGTCCCGCAATTGCACCTTTCGGCCCAAGGACCGACCCTATAGCCGCGCCGGTATTAGCAAACGTGCCTTTAGGCAAGTTGCGAGTCAGCTTATCCAAACGTTTAAGGATTGCGCTGTCGGCCGGTGGCTGTTCGGGCTTACGACCCTGGGGCTTCTGCTGCTTAACTTTATTAGGCATGATTAATTAACAAACTTATCTATATTGCGTCAAATACGATAATAATTCCCATCGGGCTCAGGCCGTGAACAACCCCACAGCAGGGGCGATGTTTAACGGATAATCCCTGATTTCACTGTAGGCCATCCGGCGCAGTCTACTCTCAAGCATAACCTGTGTAGATGGTAGGATATCAAAGGCTTTCCAGAAACTAACGCGCGTTTCGTCCCTCACAACGCTAGTTTCGCCTCCTCGCACAATCTGGCGGGTCATTCTCATGAACCCACTATCTGAGTATAGAAGTGATTGGCCACATTTGCTCTTCAATCCGTTACGTTTGTAAGAGCGGTACAATTCGGAGTAAACAGGCATGTCACCATACAATGCCAGTCCTCCAACCCCAACCTGATAAGCCCATTGGCGATACGAGTGCTCGTCCTTAGCGGACAAACACATGGCATCCTTGCCCAATGCCGCCTCCGGCTGGCGTACCATAACCCAAGTATTGGTCTCAGCGTTTGCCAATACTGGTTGTGCTTGACAGAATACGATCTTTTCAAACACAAACACGGGGGGCTCGACCTCCATCTCAAACCCATGGCGCAAGAACCATTCAGGGAGCGTATTTAACTTCCGCATGTCACGCTTTTCCACGATTAACACACAGTCGTCACCATTGTTAGCCAGCTCAGCCCGTATCCCCAACTCAGATACGTACTCGCGAATCAAACAACACATGATCATGCAATTCCCCAATGAAGTATTCATATCACCGCTAGCGCGTGTGCCATTAACGGTGTACGTCAACTTGTGC